TCACGGTTATCATCCTCCCACAGTGCCGAAGCCTCGCCGCGGTCGTATGCTTGAGAGTTCATCAGCCAAAGCTGGGGACGCTCTCGTCGTCGTCACGGCAAGACTTCACAAGTCTACCTACAGTGCGCTGTTCGCTATCGCCACGAATCACCGCATCAAGCCCAGCGTCCTCATTCGTCGTGCGCTGGAGGAGGTAGTCCGATCCTCTTTCGGTACAACTCGGCCTCCCGCTCACCGAGCCGAGTCAAAGTCGTCGAAAGAATGATGCCACCCTCTGGGTCACCGCACACGCCGAAGATGATCCAGCCGCGCTCCACGAGCGTGAACAACTGGTTCGGACTCAGTTGATCCGCATCGCCGGCATCGACCAGAAGCAGATGCGGTAGCAGGAAGTGGTCGGGTGTCGTCGGGTTTCTCATCGCGCCCTCGTGCGTGAATCATCGGGCGTGCACGCGCTGCCAGATTCACGGTCTGCGGACACGCGGGCGAGACTACCAAAGTTGCGACTGGCCCACGCCCGATGACTCCTTCGGTGGCTGCACTCTGCGCTTGGCGATCTCGAAGTATTGAGGGTCGCGCTCGATGCCAACGAAGCTGAAACCTTCTAGTACTGCGGCCTTGCCCGTCGAGCCGCTACCCATGAACGGATCGAGCACAACGCCGGCGGGCTGAGTCACCAAGCGACAGAGGTAGCGCATCAAGTCAGTAGGCTTCACGGTCGGGTGAATGTTCTTCTCGCCTCTGTCACTGCTGCTCGCCTTCGGGCAGTAGAAGAAGCGAGACGCATCACCTAGGACTTGCTGCACATCGTCGCCGTCGTCGTGGATCAGGTTCGCCGGCCAGCGGCCAGAGTGACGAGGCTCCCATTTTCCAGATTTCTCAGATGCACCCATGATCCCGCCTCGGCGTTTTGTTGTTGCGGAAAAGGAGGAGATCTCACCTCCTTCCACCCTGCACCCATCCACATTGAGCGCGCCCGTTCCATGCTCGACGATATTCGCAGCCACCGTGCCGACGATCGGCTTGCGTGCCATCGTGATCGGCTCAAGGGCTGGCTTGAGCGCGGTGCCCCAGCCTTGCCATTGACGAGCGGCTGGAGTTGTGGGGGTGGTGTCAAAGTATTCACGGGATGCGCTGCCGTCACCAGCAATGGCGGCAAAATGTGGCCTTGTAACCTTGGCGTCGGGAACGATCCGCGACTGCCCCACCACCTTGCGCTCGGCTTGGATCCTCTCTACAAGTTCATCGACCCACGAAGGGACATCTCGGCATTGCGGCCTGATGACTTCCCATAGTTCTGGTGTCGGAATAGCTGGCTGGCTGGCCTTAGTGAGATAGTGGCCTCCCATATTCGTACCAGTTAGTTCATCTAGTTGGCGCGCTGTCAAACCAGTTGATCGCATCCAAGCTGTGAACTTGTGCAATCTGTTGGGGTCTCCGTTGCTCTTGTCGATCGCCTTTGACACATCCAGCGACTTCGGGAAGCCCGAACCATACACCCACGCGATCATGTCGCGGATCTCGAAGCCCGCGTCCTCAATCCTGCAGGCCATCCGATGCTGAGTCCTCGTGCCGGCGAACGCCAGCAGATGACCGCCCGGCTTCAACACACGAAGGCACTCACGCCACACTTCCTCGCTCGGGACATCGTAGTCCCACTTCTTACCCATGAAGCTCAGGCCATACGGTGGGTCGGTCACCACCGCATCGACCGAGTTGTCTGGCATCGAGCGCATCACCTCGATGCAGTCGCCGTTCTGCAAGTTCACTACCACTCGTCACCTTCCTCGTCTTAGCACCGAGAGACCTCCGCGCGGCATCACAGCGAAGCCCGGCTTGTTCGACGCGCCACGCGAGAGGCCGATGATAGCCGAGTCCCACTGGTCAGGGCTTCGACCGTAACGCTCGCGCAGGCCATCCTTGCCATCGTCACGATGCAACGCGATCCGCGTGCCCTTCGCGCTGTCCTCGAACTCGTACCTCGCCCACTGCGACTGCCGCCACAACTCGTTGTACTTCTCGGGGATCTTGACCTTGCGCTCTTCGAGGAGACGCTTGGCGACCCAGTGCAACTCGCTCTTGCGATCCGAGAAGATCATCTGGCCCGTGATCTCCTTCCAGTCGTACTTCGCAGCAGAGCCGAAGTCCACGCCGTCCACATAGAACCCGAGTTGCTTCAGGCGATCCAGCACGCCGGCACCCATGCCGACCGAGTCGATATGGATGTTGCGGGCTGGGATCATCTCGCCCTTGTATCCCCAAGTCTTGGCGAGCTCGACGATCTTGTTCGCCGTCGCCATGAGGTCAGGCAACCGCCACGCGATCTGCTCCTTCAGCACGCCGTTAGCCCAGAGCGTCGCCACCGACTCGTCGCTTCCTTGGCGCGCGACATCCACGCCGAGATGCAACTGGCTCGCGCTCGTCACTTCGCCGAGCTCTGCATCGAGGGCTGCGACCAGCATCCCCTTCGTAACGAAGCGACGCTCAAGGCTCTGCTCGGGGAACTTACCCAGCACATAGGCTGACCAGAGCGGCGAATCCACGCCCCACTCCATGCGCATCTGGTCGACCCACTCCTTGTCCGCCAGCCAGTCGGGCGCGATGTGGAACGAGTCGTAGGGTACTGGGTCTGCGCCGTCATCCTCACAGGCTGAGATCCTGATGCGGTGCCAGCGCGTGCCGTTCCTGAACGAGCGCGCGAAGAAGTGGTCGGAGTCCGCGTCGATTGTCGGGTTCGCGGTCAACAGCACATGGACATTGGGGCCAGAGAGCGAGCCCTCGATGGCTCGATACACCGCGTCGTCCACGCCGGCGGCTTCGTCGATCACGACCACGAGACGCTTGTCACCAAGCTGCGCCTCGCGCTTCAACCGCTCGACATCCACCTCGTCGGCATCGTTCTCTTCGATATCCACATCGTCAGGCAACCGCACGCCGGCGTGCCAGCCTTGGAATCGGTCGGGCGAGTTGGTTGCGATGCCGAGCGCGTAGTGCTCGGGTGCGATCGACAATCGGATCGTGCCGAGCTCACCCGGCAACGCAGGCCAGCGCGTCTTCGCCTTTGACCACATCGACCCGATGCGCTGCCACAAGACATCGCGCACCTGTCGGCCCGTCGGCGCGGTCGTCAGCACCACGCACTTGCTCGTATAGATGAATGAGAGCACGGCCAGTGCCCCAGTCTCAGTCTTGCCGGCCTTGCGACCAGAGCGCACGGTCACGAATCGCTTGGTCGATAGCTGCTGCATGATCTCGCGCTGCGCTGCCCAGAGACGCGCGCCAAAGACCTTCTTGCAGAGCTTCGACTCCTGCCCGCGGAACTCCTCGAACATGGCCTCGCCCTCTCGAAGGTTGTGCAGCTTGCCAACTTCGAGGAGCGATTCGAGGAGAAGCAGGCGCGTCTCCTCGTCGTGTACGAATGGTTGCCTAGTCACTTGATCTTGCGATAATGGATACGAGCTCGGGGTTCAGGCGCAGCAGCAACAGCCAGCCACGCGAGAGCTTGATCGTCATGTCCTCGTTCGTGTCACTGTACACCGCGTCGGCGTCTTCGCTGGTGTAGCCGACGATCTCCAGCACGCAGTGCGTGAGCTCGTGCATTAGGAACTCACGAGCGCGCCCGTCGTCGAGGCTCGCGTGTAAGACGATCTCGTGCAGATCGGTGTCGGTGTGGGCCCACTCATCATCAGGCAGTGAGTCCGCGACTAAGAGCTTGTACCGCGCGAAGCCTAAGTCCACCTCACCGATGTGCGCGTCACGCAGGGTGTCATAGATGTGCGGCATGGCGACTATTCATCCTCGTCGCCATTCTCCTCTTTATGACTCTCGATCTGTTCACGGTGAGCGACCGATAACAGCGCGACCAGCTTGGACTGGATGCGCGAAGCGACCACGCCGCCGGCTTCCATCCTGACGAACTCCATGAACTGCCCGAGCAGCGACACCATCTGCGAGCGGTTGAATACCTGAGTCTTGTCAAGATGAATGCGCCATGCGCCCTCAATGCGTCGCGCCAGCTTGTCGGCCTGATCGCTGAGTTGATTGATTGCACGATCCTCGGACACGCCGTCACGCAGGAGTTGGCCTAGCACTTTGAGGTTGGAACTCATGCCTGCCGAGTCCCCGTCCTTCAATGCCTGCTGCGCGGCCTCGAATAGGTCGAGGCATCGCTTCCTGAAGTCTGGCGTATCACGGTCGGCGACGCGCTCGGTCGTTCGCTGGAGGCACGCTTCTAGGAGCGCGATGGGTTCCTTGAGGTCGAAGAGGTTGCGGTCTTCGACGGCCTCATCGTAGTGGGACGCGAGCCCAGACTTCTTTAGCACACGCGAGTAGCGGCCATGCTTGATCGGACGACCGCCTCCCGCGCCATGCATCCTGCACACATTCCAGCCATCTACAGCCCACTGGGTGCACTTGTTTCCATCGCGTCGATGAGCGTGGCACTTCTTCTTTGCCGGCTCAGGCATGGGGTTTGTTCCGCGCTGGGGGTTGATACTGCACGCCTAGCCACTGGCTGCATACGGCTCGGGCAACTTGCTCAGTCATCCTAGGCGGCACGCTCATGCCGATCATGTACTTGCCGATCTTGTCAGTCTTCGCGTGGTAGTCATCAGGGAAGCTGCCGAGGCGTTTCCACTCGCGGAAGGTGAGCAGTCTGGGTGAGTGCCAGTGCAACCAATGTTGATCCTGTGAGGTTAGTGCATTCATCACGCTTCCAGAGTGCACGCGCTTTGCATAGAACCCGCCGGCCCTAAGTC